GTCGTCATCTTCCTTGTGGCATATCTCGCACTTCGTCCGGTCGAAGTCAAGCGGGGTGTCGAACTCGATCCGCATGACGCCTCCACAATCGGAAGACCCACACGATGAGCTTGGGGACGAGGCTCGCAACACCTGCTCCCTCTACACGACCCTCTTTGACTCTCTCCAGTTCATCGTGGAATGGGTCCACCTATATCCACCCACGGAAGCGAGCGAGCGTTCCTGCCGGAACCTTCGACAGGCCGAGGCTGAACGCCTGACCCACCACCGTCCGTGCGTACACGGTCGGCACGAAGAAGTTCTTCTTGTAGAGCGCCTTCTTCGCGACGTACTGATTGAGCAGCGTGGTGTACCACGACTGCAACTTCGCACTGTGGTCGATGGCGAGACTGATGCCGTTGTCGTTGTACTGGAAGTCCTGATCGACCGCGAGCAGACCCTGCGCGATCAGACCCTGGATGATGGCGCCCTCGATGAGGACAGACTTGTAAATGTTGAAGATGCCGTCGAAGACTTCGAGCTTGATGTCTGTCGTCGGGGACTGCGCGTTGAACTCTCGAACGCTGTTGGCGATGTACTCGCACACATCCGCCGGGTTGAAGGCGATGGTGCGGTTGCTCGCCTTGCGCGCCTTGTCCAAGTAGAGGCGCACTTCGGGGATCATGCGGAACATCGCCGGCTTCACCCAACGCACGTTCTTGATCACGGACTGCGGTTCCTCTCCCTCGAAGCGGTAGTTCCAGATCGCGAGGAAGTCGCCGTCGCGGTTGGACTGGAAGTCGAAGTAGAAGATGCCGCCCTCAGGGTTGCTGAGGCCGGGGTCGCCCAGGTTGTAGTGCTGAACGCGGTGATCCGCGAAGTCGAGGAGGTCTACCTGCAACTCGACCGGGTTGCCGAGGATGTCCTTCGAGTCGCGCGTTTCCAGACCAAAGCGCTCAGAGACGCCCGTGATCGCGAGCTTCATGATCGGCTCAAGCAGACCGACGAATGCCTGATCGAAAGGTTCGAGGAAGAACTTCCCCGAGAGGAGCGCCGTATCCGTCGCCAGCACGTTCTTGAAGACCGTGAAGACGTAGGCGCCCGCCGGGATGGCGGCGTAGTCCGACTCCACGAAGTCCAACTGCACGTTGCCGTCCGTCGCGGGCGGCAGGATGGTGATCGCCTTCGTGAGGAGGATGTCGGGGGCGGTCGCGCGCCGTCGCACCTCGATACGGACCGTAGCGCCCATCAGATCGGTGCCGACGTTGAACGTGAACGTCTTCGCCGTGCCCTTCGTAACCCGTATTTCGGAATTCACGCCGGGGCAAGGAACAGGTAGCTGTACGATGGGCATCTACTATCCTCCCACCTGTTACAACTCTTTTGGCGAAAACGGGGGCGTCGAGAGACTACTTTGGATCGGTGTCGGGGATGGGGAGGCGACCTTCCTGCTGGAGGTCAGCAGGGAAGTCCTTCCCGACCCAGGTGTGCCCGCAGCCGTCACACCCCATGAAGAACTCGCCCTGGATCGTTCCAGGGACGAGGCGGGTGCTCTTGCTGAGACAGGAAGGGCACTTCTCTTGGTGTTGCCCCTTGTCGCGGAGAGCCGCGTCCTCGCGCTCATCCAGCGGCATTTTCAGGCGGCCTCCGCATCGACTCCGGTGAGGTGACAGAGTGGACGGTGCGGGTGTTGACGTAGTACATCGGGTTGCCCCGCGCATCGAACTGCCCCTCCAAACGATGCACAGCGTCGATGACGATGTGGACGCGGAGGCGGGTGCCATCTTCCAGTAGGAAGTCGGTCCAAGGGCGCGTGGCCTCGGCCACCTCGATCTGCGTTGCCTCGCGTGGAGTGCCCGCGATGACGATGGTGGCGGGCTTGCTCATCGCGCCGTCGCCGGGAGAACGGTGATCCAGCCCTTCGCGAGGGCTGCCCGGAAGTCGGCCGACCTGAGCCACTCAGTACGCGAGGCGTGGTCTGTCAGGAAGACCGGCTCCACATCCAGCGTGCCGTTCCCGTGGGGGAGCCGGACACCACCTTCGTTGCCGCGCTTGCCGAGACCCAGGGAGACGACCGTGTTGGTCTTGTTGGCGATGACCAGGAGCGCCGTCTTCACGCCGCGTTCACGACGCTTACGAACACCTTTCTTGACCGCCTCACGGAGAGCCGGAGTGACTTTGAAAGACCCGTTGAGGAGAATCCGCTCAAACTGGACCGGCGGTAGCTTGTCGGTAGGGTCGTAGGCAGGACACGCGGCGAGTGCCGCCTGGTGCTGTTGGATCGCGAGTCGGATTCGGGCGTTCAACTCCTCTCGCCGCGACTCCTCGATCTCCCCTGCGGAGGGGGGCTCGAACTTGCGTTCGAGCTTGCGCGCCTTGAACGCGCTCGCGATGCAGAGGCGGAAGACAGGTCCAACACGCCGCGTGAAGACAGCGGCGTTCAGACAAGCGTTGCTGAGAACCCTCATGGGCTACTCCTCGTCGTAGACGATCTTGGTGGCGCCCGCGTGACCGTGGACCATCTCGACATCTTCCATGTCGTCGTAGATGCCCAAGCTGTCAGCCTTGGTGCGCTTGCTCACCCACTCGATGATAGCACGACCGCTGGGGAGGACAACCCCCACAGCGACGATGCCGGTGCCCGAGACACCGGACTCGTCGCGCTCTCTCAGGAGGTGGAATTTGCGAATCTTCGGAGGCTTCTCTTCACTCGCGAGCCGTTGCTGCACCCCCTCCCGAAGCGCGGGAGGCAATTCTGACAGTAGCTGGTCGCGAAAGGACTCGTGTGCCATGGGTCCAGTGTACCAGGACTATCCGCGATCCGCCAGGAGCCGGCGGGCGACGGACTTCACGCTGTCGAAGGCCGAGTTACCGACCACGTAGCCGAGGTCGTCGTCCGTGAGAACCTTCTCCTCCGCGTCGAGCCACTCGATGGCCTGGTTGCTGGTGATGCTGCCGCGCTTCTGCTCCTCGCAGAACGCGATGGCGCGGGACGAGATGTTGCCGCCCAGGACGGTCACACCCGCTGGGGTGTTGTCGGGGACGCGCTCGGCGGTCTCCATGCCCTCGTACTCCATGAACTGGCGGGTCCGCTTGTCCTTCGAAGCCGGCGTCAGTTCCGACGTGTCCTCGTCGATGACCATGGGCTCGCCCGAGGGCTCATCCGAGAACGCCGACGCAGCCGGATTCTGCGGCTGCTGCGCGATCCGCGCGTTGTCGCTCGCCGCCAGGCGAGAAAGCTGAGCCAGGTGGTCACGCTGCTTCTGCAACTCCCGCTCGTAGTCGTCCTTCGACACGGGGACGAGCCAACCCTTCGCGACCGCCTTGCGGAAGTCGGGAGCGCTAATCCACATGTCGCGGGGGAACTCGTCGGTCAGGACGATGGGGAGCTTCGAGCGGTCGATGGACTTGCCGCCCTCGTCGCCCAGCTTGCCGAAGCCGATGGACACGACGCCGTTGGTCGTGTTCCGCACGATGAGCATCTCCTCCTCACCGTAGAGGTCCGACAGGAACTTCCGAATGCGGTCGGCTGCCGCCTGTTCACGCTCGGAAGACGAAAGCTGCTGGTTTGCCATGGTCCTAGTTCTCCTTGCCACGCTTGTTGTGGCCTTTCACGTACTTGTTGTATCTACCGGGGTCTCGCTTGCTGGCTTCTACGCGCTGACCGCATCCGCATGCGCAGGACGGAGCAGCGACCAGGGTGATGTCCTCTGCAAGAAGCGGGCACCGATTCCACCTTCCAAGGTGGGTATAGCGCTCGCGCTTGTCCGCGAACTCCTTCTTGCAGTATGGACAACTTCCAAGTGCCTCAGCCATGATCTTGAAGTCAGCATCCTAGTTTTGAGCAAAAGAGAGGCGGGCCTCTCAGCCCGCCACCCCTTCAGTTCTGGTTCAGTCCAGCGCTTACTTCGTCCCGAGGGCGACGCCGCGCGGGTTGATGACCACCTGGCTGATCAGTTCGTAGAACAGCCATGCGTACCGGGGCTCACCGAAGACGAACTTGTTCGCCGGCTCGGCCATCAGTTCCACACGGATCGGGAACACGCCGAGGTAGTCGGGGTCGGCAACCGCGAAGACCTTGCCCGGAGGCACGATCTCCCAATTGACCGCCAGGCGGCCGAGACCGCCCTGACCGACGCGAGTGCCGGCAGTCGTGATGATGTCGGCATTGAGGATGCGACCGACGTAGCCCATCATGAGCCACTCGCGCTCCGTCACGGGATCGACCTGCTGGCTGAGGAAGATCACCATGTCGGAAAGCTCACGACGGTTGATGAGGAACTTCGAGCACACGAGGCGGTGCCTCTCGACCTGGAACCGGATGGACTCCAGAGCCTGGAGGTTGAGCGAGGAGAAGCTCACCACGTCGTTGAAGTTCGGAGCAGCAGCCGTGAGGACGGAGATGAGACCCTGGTCCTCCTGGCGCATGATCGCCTGCTTGGCACGGTCCTGGGCCCGGTCGAGCACGTCGAACTGCTTCTGGAACACCTCGCTGATGCGGATGCTCGGGAAGGCAGTGACTTCGTACTCCGGCGGGAAGACGTACCGATCCGACACGCGGGTCTCGACAGCGCGCCCGTCCGAAGAAACGACGAACGCAGCCACGTCCACGTCGCGGTCGATGCGGTTCACCTGCCCCTGAGCCAGGGTGTAGGTCTTGAGGATTCGCCGGGCGAAGCCCTCGTAGTCGATGATCTCCTTAATCGGCAGGAGCAGTTCCTGACCGATCTTGGCGAAGCCCTGACCGCTCGGGTCAGAGAACGCCTGGAGGAAGATGTCGGCTCGCTCGGACGGCGAGATGCTCGACGCCGTGAGCTGCCGAGGCGTCTTGAAGCCTTCCTCGCCCTTGGCCACGAGGTCGAGCAGATGCTGCGCCTGACGGAGAGCGTCCTTCTTGTCCCAGGCGTTGGTCTCGTTCTTGCCGTCGAACATCCGGTTGGCGGACTTGACGGTCGCGCCCGTGGCGGTGACGCCACCGAAAGCCTTGGGCGACTCGGGATTGAGGAGAGCCGCGACCTTCTTTCGCGTTTCCTCGTTCCTCACGTAGGGATTTGCAGCCATCTCTTCAAACCTCCGTTGGTTCTTGCCTTGCCTGTTGTTCGGCTACCGCTTACGCAGCCGCCGGGACCCACTCGAACCCGAGGAACGGGTCGCTCGCAGTCGGGACCTTGTTGACGCGCGCCACACCGAGGGTATCACCCGCCGGTCCAGCCGCGACGTTCGCGCCCGCAGCCTCGTTGGTCAGGAGGCCGGCGCCCATGTCGTGCCCGCTGAGGGTCACGCGAAGCTGGTCGCCCACGCCGTAGGCAACCGAGGTGACGAACTGGTCGGTCTCGAACTCGCCGTGACCCTTCCAGACGGTCGCCTTCTTGCTGCCTTCCGTGTCGTCCGTAGCGCCCTTGAAGTTCACGCCCCGGAAGTTCTTCTCGAAGTCGTCGTTCAGCTTGAACGTGTACGTGCAAGCAACCACGTCACCGACAGCGGTCTTCGCCGTGTCGATGAAGGTCACGACGCCCGTCGCGTCCACGATGGTGTAGTCCACACCCTCAGCCAGGTCGCCCACGAACGACGGACCCTGGTTGACGAGCTTCTGCGAATTCGGGACAAGGCTGTCCTTCGACAGCGCGATGCCGACCGCGAAAGCGGTGATCGTCACCAGTTCGTCCTTCTGCGTGGTCTGCTGGAGAGAACTGTTCAGCCGGTCCTCACCCAGGACGCCGATGGCCTTGGTCCCGGTGTCGGGGTCGTTCGAAGACCCGCAGACGACAACGTTTCCGCTGGCGTCACGAGCCGCAACCATGCCCGACCGATAGTCGTCAGCGCCGACCGGATCGAAACCCGTGTTCGCGCTCGGAGTGATTACCTTCAGTGCCATCTCTGCTTACCTCCCAGGTGGGGTTCCTATTCCCCTTAACTGTTTGACTGTCGATTTTTTGCGTTTGTCGGCTACGCCGACGCGCCGGGTCGCTTCCCGTAGCTCAGGGGCGCGGTCGGCGCGGCGTGAATTGCCGAATTCCCGCGAACCGCCCGAGTGATCGCCTCGTCGTAGGTCTTGCCCGGGGTCTCGCCCGGGTGCTGCATCTTGGTGCCGCCGATGTTCTTGCCGGCACGACGGTTGAGGTGTTCCCGCGCGGCGTCTTCCATCGCCGCGAGCGCTTCCGTCTCGCTGATGGCCTCGGCGCCGTGCTCAGGCTCGGCAGCCGCAGTGATCGACCGGGCAGTCATCTGCTCAGCCTGCGCCTTGACTTCCTCGAACGCATCCGAGGACATCTCCGTGTACTCCAGCGCCTTGCGGATCGCCTCGTCCACGTGAGCCTCGACCACCGGCCCGCTGGCGATCTTCTCGGCCAGCTTGCCGTCGAGTCCAGCCGCCGTGAGAACCTCCCACGCGGCGCCCTTGATGTGGTTGTCGAACACGTTCTTGTCCTGCAACTTGAGAGCGAGCTTGATGCCCTCGACGAAGCGGACCACGAAGTCCTCGTTGATCTCCTGCGCCAGGTCGGCGGCCTTCGCCTCCGCAGCCTTCAGGAGCTTGGTGTTGTCGAGAACGGTCTCCGGCTTGTTGGCAGTCCTGGCTTCCGCCTTGATCGCCTTCACGCGCTCCATCGTAGGCTCCAGCCCATCTTCAAGGATCGCGGTGACAAGCTGCGTGCCGTACTCACGGCTCGCGAACCGACCCCACTGCTCGCTCAAGTGGTCCCCCCAAGCGTTGGCACCCGTGACCATGTACACGGGCGTCTCGCCATCGAGAATGCGCCAGCCCGCCAGCCGGCGGTCCTTGTTGGGCACGAACTCGGCAGAGACGTTGGTCAACTTGCCGTAGTCCTTCGTGTCCTTGTCGAAGTCGGACGCCGGGCGGCTCTCGTGCCGGCTGTCGTGAGCCGGGTTCGGGAACTGCTTCGGGTCGCCCTGACGCTTCTTGTAGGGGTACTGGTTCTCCACCTTGGGAGACTTGTCGTCGGCGGTCTTCGTCGCCATGTTCGGCCTCTCCTTCGCAGACTTGGAAACGCGCTTGAGCCATGCGCTGAACGCGCTGGCAGTCGGACCCGCCATGTCAGCGGGCGGGGGCTCGGGAGCACCCATCTGTTCGCCGGGTGCCGCCTCAGGCGAGGTCGGATCGCCGCCGAGAACCTGCTCCAGCGCCTCGACAGCCTCAGCCGCCGGGATGCGATGGGTTGCCAGGTCTTCCACGATCTTCAGAACCTCGACCACGGGTCCACCTTCCTCACTCTCCATCATGAGGTCGTCGGTCGGCGCACCGCCCATCGGGTCGGCAGCAGGGTCCATCCCCGCGCCGCCAGCCGCCGGAGGCGTCGGTGCAGCAGAGGGAAGGGGTCCAGCAGTCTTCGTTCGATTTGCCATTATCAGAGCCTCCAGCCTACCCAAGCGGGTGCGGATGTCGTTCATCAATACAACTGTTCCATGGGACGGATTTGCGCTTTCGTCTGTTCCGTTGCGGTTTTCGGCTCCCGGGGTGGAATTCGCAATACGGTGCAGAAGCTGCGCCGTCTCATCCGCCGGGTCCGAGACCGCCGAAATCTCGTTGTAGGTCACGCCGAAGCACAACTCGTAGGCCAGCTTCTTCGAACCGTCCTCTGCCTTCACCTCGCGCATCTTGTGCTTGGCGATGTGCTCGCAGAACTCTTCCTTCCGACGAGCCTCGTTCGAGCAGACGGAGCACTTCGTGAACTGCACCGAAGCGCCCATCGAGAACTTATTGATCAATCCGCGCTCGACATCGCGGGCGAACACCGGGTCCTTCTGCTTGTCGATGCCCAAGAGAAGCTCGACGTACTTGTCGTCGGCGTTGCCCTGAACATAGCGGGAGTCGAGGATGATCCCCTTCGCGTAGCGAGGGTCGTCGGTATGCTGGTGGTTGATGTAGACGCCTTTCCCGATGAAGGAGGCGTACACCGGGCGGTGCAGTACCGCGTCCAGGCGGACCAGTTCGTCGTGCGGGAAGCAGTCGCCGTTGCTGTTCGGCTTGTCAGCCGTCAAAGCACGAACGACGACGTATACGTACTCGGGGTCGTACTCGACGATCTTGCGATCTGCCAGGCGGGTGTTGAACTCGTCCTTGTTCAGGACGCTCTCTACCGCCACTGTCCCCAGCTTCACGAACATCCTACCACTCCTTGTGGACGTTGATACTGCCAGTCTTGAGTCCCATGGCTATCGCCTCTTGAGACCGCCGGAGGTCACGTCACAGTGGTCACGGAGACTCCCCGTCTTGATGCCCATATCGCGGGCAGTACGAAGAATTTCCAATTCCGAGGCCTCATCCTTTCCGAGGCGGTCGAACACGCGGTTGACCCGCCCCTGCTCGTCCAGCACTGCGGAAGTCTCGGTCTCAGCAGTTTTGATGAATCCCATGTTCTTGGTCTCCAATTCCTATAACTACTCGAAAGGGAATTACGAGAGCTTGAGTCCCTTGCGTAGCCAAGAAACGTCCCCCACGTTGACGGTCGCGAGAGAGTGGTTCTCCACACGGACGACGAAGACGCCCCCGTACTCCGTCGCATCGAGTGCGTTTCGGTCCCCGATGCAGACGCAGTTCACATCCCCCGGGGCCGTAAAGATAGGCTCCAGCGGGAAGTCGAACACGATGTCACCAGAGTGGTCGATCCGAATCTCGTGCGTCTCACCAGCGGGGATAGCAGACGAGCCTGTGAGGTCGCCCGTCACCGACTCGATGAACGGCGTGATCGCAGAGCCGGGGATGCTGTCCGCAACCTTCGCATGAACCGATCCGTCGATGGTCAACCCGCCGATGATCTGGTCGAGCTTCGTGAAGTTGAAGTCCCAATCCGACTTCCAGGGCTTCTTGCCAAGCTGCGGGAGATGCAGCTTGAGGTTCGCGGTGAAGGTGTCAGCCATGGTTACTCCTAGTTCGGGCTCGCGTCGGTCGTACTCATCCAGTCGATGTTCTTGTCCGTCGCGCCGGTCACGCGAAGGAGGATGTTCGTACCGCTTGGCGCGAAGTCCACCGTCCACGTTGCATCATCACGCTGCGTAATAGTACAGGAGTCACCCACTTCAGTCAGCACACCACTCACGTTCCGATAGGTAGCGTAGCAGTCAAAACCGCCCGCATCACCAACGGTCCCCGCCACCCCGCCGGT